ATATAACTCATACGACAACACAGACAAATTGGCGCAGATTTTTCTGGATTGCACAATTGATGTACCAACATAAGATAATTTCACAAACTCTTTTTTTGAAGGAAAATCAAAATGGCACTACCTAATAAAATTCTTGCTGGTTTTTCAGCAACGCTATACGCCCAGCCAAGCGCAACCCCAACGCCTTTGACTGTTGCTAACCTTTCTGTTTACGCAAGCGTAAGCGCATTGGCTATTTCTGGCAACCTAGTGCCTGTGGAAGCAATCCCCGCATTTGGTCAAGATGACGCTATGGCATCTTTTTCTGTCGCTGGTTCACGCCAATCAGATAAAATCCCAACGCAGTCTGCACCTACTAGCATGACCATTACTGCCGCATGGAATCCAAGCGACACAGTATTGTTGTTGTTGCGCGCTGATGCTTATAACGGCATGATTGACCGCACTTTTGTAATCTCTGCTACTGACGGCACAGGAATCGTTAACTACGCCTTTAATGGTCGCGTTAGTGAGTGGCAAATTGACTCAGCACCAAATGCTGAAGCCAAGGTAACTTTTACTATTCATCCCCGTGGTAATCAGTACGGCTGGACTGCAAGCACTTAATATGGCTAAACTAAAAGATGTGCTGGCGGTAATGGTCAGCAGTTATTCAGACCTAACCCTTTTAGCGAAGGGTCAGGTTGTGGATGCTAATGAAGTTGCACAAGCAATTGCAAAGGCAGATGCCGATTCAGCCGAAATGGTTGCATTGCAAGCCTTGGCTAAATGGAATCCTGTGGTAACACAAGAAATCGCACCAGTAGAAGAATCAAAAGAATAAATGCAGATAACAGATTCAAACGATTTACTTGGCTACTTAGAAGCGCAAGCCGCAACTGGTGACAAGCAATGGTTTGGGTTTTTGCAACAAAAGATAATAGCAATAACTTTGGCGCACCAAATTGCCGCTAATCATGCGGACAAAATGACACCAGAACAAATTGTGGAATATGTGGTGGAATTAAATAACCAGATTTTCCAGAAAGTTATTAGCAAAAGGATTTGATATATGGCTACTTACAGTAAAGTTGAGGTAACTGGACTGAGTGAAGCATTAGCCGTATTTGACGAATTAGCAGATGAAATAGGCGATAAAAAGGCAACTAGCAAAGTGCTAGTGCCAGCCGCACGGGAAGCCATGAAACCCGTTCTAGCAACTGCAAAACTATTAGCCCCAAAAGATACTGGCGATCTAACGCGAACCTTGCAGATCGAAGCGCGTAGACCAAACAAGCGTGACCAGCGTTCTAAGTATGCAAGCCAGACTGATACTGTCATTGCTCTGGTGACAACTAAAGCCTTCCCCAAAAAGAAACGCCAGCAGTTCTATGCAGAGAATGCATCTTTGTATGCCACAGATAAAACGGCTTATAGAAAGAAATTTAAAGAATATGCGGCATCTTTAAACTTTCCTTATGACGCTAGGGCTATTGCACAGGAATTTGGTTCTGCCCACAATGGCGCACATCCATTCATGCGACCAGCATTAGAGACAAACGCAACTGCCGTGGCTAACAAACTTGGTGAGATAATAGGTAGGCGCGTTGAGCAATTCAGAGCGAAAAACATTAAATGATAGGTAAAAGACATGACAAAACTAGCATCACTTCTTGGTTCTCAATATGAGGGCAAACGCAAAGGCTTATTCATTCGGCAGTTTGAATTAGGCGGTTATAACTTCAAAGTCAGAGTGCCAACTTTGGCTGAATCGGATGCCATGTATGAGCGCATCCAGAACCCCACAGAAGAAGATATTGCCGTGGTCTATGACCAGATAGCCAAACCTTTGGAACAATACAAAGACCAAGAAACTGAGGAATTTAAGTTTGTTGATAACGACATTCTGGTTAATGGTCGGTCTATGCGCGAGACTGCCAAACTAAAGTTGATGACCCAGAACCGAATAACTGAATTTATCAAGTTGCTTATACCTGAGAACGAAGCCGATTCATTAGCCGACTTAACCTATGAAGAAGTAGAAGCGGAATTTCCAATGACTGTGCAGATTACTTTGATTGAAAAGATTTCGGAAGCGATTAGCCCAACCTATAAGGAATCAAGGGGAAACTGATTGGCTCATTGAAGAAACAAGTTGAAGTCGCAATGATCTTCAATGGGCATACACATGATTCACTTGCAGACATAGACGATATAACAATGGCACAAATTCAGACAATGTATGCAGATGGATTGATTGGCAATCGTGGAACATTGGAAGTTTTAGGGTCGTTAACGGCTGGCGTGTTTAATTACATGAGACAAGCAAATTCCCGACCTTATAAACTAGCCAACATTTTGGGTAGCGCGTATGATTACATCTACCCGCCTACAAGCGAACAAGATAAGAAAGCCGCAGTAAATAATAGTCTTCTGGCGTTTATGACCCAAGCCCCAGAATTCAAACAGGATAGGTTCAAGCATGGCTAATACGATTGCTAGACTAGGTGTAAGACTTGGCATAGATAGCGCGGAGTTTTCCAAAGGCATAGAAGCCGCCAAAAAAGACCTAGCATCATTTGCATCAGAAGCAAAAAATTATGCATTAGTTGGCGCAACTGCATTTGCCGCCATGACCTACAAGGCATTGGCGTTTGCCGATTCAATATCAGATGTTGCCAAAGCCAACGACATGGCGGTAACTTCAGTTTTGAAATTGGGCGAAGCCTTGGCACAGAATGGCGGTGATGCAGAAAACGCTGGAAAAATATTAAATGCGTTTACATCATTTGTAGACAAAGCCGCTACTGGTTCATTTGAAGCACAACAAGCATTTAAAGATGTAGGAATAAGTCTCAAAGATTTAGGCACTTTGAGCATGGAACAGTTGTTTACCCAAACATTAAAAGGTCTGAAAGAAATACCAGATCAATTAACAAGGCAAGCAAGGGCGTATGAAATATTAGGTCGGGCGGCAAAAGGCGCAGACATTGCTGGCGTTGCTGAAGACATGGAAAAAGCGGGTCATGTATCAAAAGAGCAAGCAAAGAGCATTGAAGATGCCGCCAAAGCATGGGATAAGTTGCACAAAATAACGCATGAAGTAATGGTGGAATTTACTGCGTTTATTGGAACGCCAGCATTAAATTTTGTTAATTGGTTAGAAGGAATTGCAAAGAAAGCAGAAAACGCATCTGATGCTTTTGTAAATCTTGGTCGCAACATGAAAATGTTAAAAGACTTTACAACCGCATTTGGCTTTGCGGGTCTTGGCGCAGACCCAGAAAAATTAAAAAAGTTCGCTGAAGAATATGCCAAATTTCAAAGGTTGCAATCACTAGGAAAATTTGATACTAATTCAAGTGATAGTTATGATGTAAATAAAGCAGATGGTTCTATAAAAAGAAAAACAAAAGAAGGCAAAGACCCAGAAGCCGCTAAAGCAGAAGCAGAGCGACTTAGGATTTTGCATTTTAATATTCAACAACGCCAAAAAGAAGGCAAAGAAATTGAAGACAATATAAGACGCGCACAAGAAGCCTTTACAACAGAAGTATTGCGTCAAGATGCTTTAGAAAAAAGATTAAAAGATGAACAAGATTTATTTCAATTAAGTTTGCAACAAAGACACATGAGAACAGAAGATGTGCAGTTAGCAAAAGATTTACTTGAAATTGAAAGCAAAAGAAAAGAAAACATTAGAGAAATTGTTTTAAACACAGAGTTAAATTTAGCGGGGCAAACGCAACTTATAGAACGTGAAACAAAATTAGCAGATGAAGCAGAACGCCTAGCACAGGCAAGAAATAAAGCAACTAAATCATTGCGTGAAGGTACTTTTGGCGAAGGTTTTGGTTCCGCTATGGGAGACTATTTCCGCAATACCACAACAGAATTAGAGCGTGGACAACAGGCATTTGAATTAGTCATGGGCAACATGAATTCCGCCCTAGATAACTTTGTGCGTACAGGAAAAATATCTTTTAAATCATTAGCCCAAAGCATCATTCAAGATATTGTCGCTATCCAATTAAAAGCGCAAGCCCTATCAATTTTTAAATCAATGGGTGGAATGAGTATGTTTGGGTCTTTGTTTGCGCCAGCAAATGCTGGTGGTTATTCAACTTCTATGGCGCAGTTTGCGGATGGTGGTGAACCGCCAGTAGGTCAAGCATCTTTAGTCGGTGAGCGTGGTCCAGAATTGTTTGTGCCTAAATCATCTGGGACAATAATTCCAAACAATATGCTTGGGTCAATGGGTAGCAATCAACCAAGCGTTACATACAATGGTCCATATATCGCCAACATGAGCGCGATAGACACACAATCAGCCACACAGTTCTTGGCTAGAAACAAAAGCGCAGTCTGGGCGGCAAACCAGACCGCACAACGATCATTGCCACAAAGTAGGTAACACATGGCAAACATTACAGACATTCTCGCCATTGCTGAATCGTTGTCTATCAATGACCAACGATTTGTTGGGCAAGTCATTTCGCGCAACCAGCGAATTTCTACTTCTGAAATTATCACAGTTGTGCCGTTTCAGTTTGAGTTTAAGCCACACAACTATCTGCAATACAGCACCAATCGGGGATTGCTGGCAAACCTACGCTACTATGACAAAGCGTTAGCGCAATATCTAAATATTGGTTCTACTGGATGGGTCAACTTTATTGCTTATCAAGGCAGTATGACTAGCGGACAGATTGCTTCTTGTCAATGGCAAACCAGTTCTGCCGCAAAGAACATGGTGCTTGGAAACTTACCATCTATTTCATCTACGGCATACATTGTTAAGGCTGGCGATTTTTGCC